TATTGATTTAGCGTTATGTCTGTACCAGCAGTTTCTACTGATATAGCTGTTTCACCTGCGGCTACGCCTGCAGTTGGAGTTAAATCGAAGTGATGAGCGATTGAAGCCGCGTGAGTTACACATTTACCGGCTGTAATTGCTACTGCTGCTAATCTACCATATGCATAAACAGTATTACCATAAAGTAATCTACTGCCTAGTGGAAATAACTGAGTAAGTCCTGATGTGAAAGGATCAACAGTACCATATTGGCTACCGCCTTTACCTACAATAAAATCAGCAGGTCCATATCCAGTTGCTGCAACATATTGTGTATGTCCACCAGCATCTGTAAAAATATTACCATCTGCGTTTATTACTAAACCATCAGTAATAGCTCCTGTTGATGAAGCTACATCTATTGTTTTAAAACCATTCTCGGACCTAACTGGTCCATTAAAAGTTGTATTAGCCATAATTCCCTCCTAAAGAGAATAAATCTATCATCTTGGCAAAGTCTGCTAGGTCAGTTGATAGACAATTAAAATTTCCTAGATATAAAAAAAGGGAGACTCATTGCTGAGTCTCCCATTACTTCTTACGAACTACCCGGAGAACCCCAAACACCTAGCGGATCAGATACACCGAAGGAGTATCTTTCTCTAGCTTTGTATCTAACATTACCAGTATCAAAGTCACCATCCATATTGGTGGTCATAGGACTTCTAACAAACATCTTCATGCCATCAGGAACATCTGTAACAATAAAGAAAGCATTAGTGTCAGTTAAATAATTATTAACTGAGTAGCCTTCTGGTATTACTCCATTTGTTTTAACTGCATTGATGTCATTGTCAGCAGTACCGACTCTGTAATCACTTTGCAACAAGCGAGTAGCAACGAATTGAAGATCACTAGGAACGATCAATTTTCTTGGTCGTGCCGCAATCTTTAGACCTCTTTCATCAGTCCACTTGCCAATTTGAATGACCGCATCTTCTAGAGATGTTTCATTTAAATCTGCAGCAGTCGCTGGTCTATTGCTGTTTTTACCACCATTAACCAATGGATGTCCATCACCACCAGTAACTCCATCGCCGGATGCTGTAAATAAATTCACACCATCTCCGCCTTGAAAACTGTTGGTAAAACCATTGTTAAGTGGAAAAACTGACTTAACTTGTTTTGTGTAAGACATAGCACGAGCAAGTGCTTTGGTGTAACGAGCAGAAAGTGAAACATAGAGATTATCTTCCATTGCTTCTTCTGTAATCGCGTATCCCATTGCAATTGTTTCGTGGGTGTAACGTGCCACAAAAGATTCTTGAGCAGTATCATAATTGATAGCTGCGCCTTCATCTTTAACTGGTGCTGCACCAAATCCTGACAACTTGAGTTCTTCTTCAAACGATCTTTCAGAGTTCTCTGTTGTATAGATTTCTTCGTGTTGATTGTCATAACGAGCGTACTCGTCTCCAAATAAGGCGTTTAAGCCCGGAAGGAGTTGATGTAGCTCTTGCGCTCTTGAAATAGCCATATGCTAATACCCCTTATCCTATACCAGTTGTATTTAACAACTGATGACCTACGTTAAACATAACCAATACGTCTGTGTAAGCATCACCAACTGCACTATCAGGACCATCGATAAAATCAATAATCTTTAAAGGTAGTGTGGCTGTTGTTGCTACAGTAGAAATGTCTACGACATTCTTACTGCGACCTATTGCCGTTGATCCTGCCGTTAATGCTACTGCACAGTTTTTACCAAGATCATCTTGGTCTGCTGCACCATCGCATTGCATTTGCATAATAACGAAAGGGTCTGACGCTACATAAGCTACAATATCATCTGCTGCTATTGAAGCAGGATAATATTGGCTTGGTGTAAATTGTCCTGTAGTTGGATCAGTATAAGCACAACCCATAAATATTCCTATAGGTGTACAAGCCGTAGTACCAGTATCTTTTTGGATAGTAGTATTAGGGTTGTCATCACCCCATTTTACAAAGTCACCGAAAAATATAGAAGTGCCATAAGCATTTTTAATTTTATAGTGTGTAATTTTGGAGTTGAATGGGCTAGATACTAATGATCCAACAGGTAAAGCTCCGTGAGGAGTTGCTGTTGCTGACATAATTATCTCTCCTGAGATTTTAAATAAAAATAAGTGACTCTAAGAATCACTTCCAAATGTTGTTCTAGTTTTGCGTTCAAACACTTGTTTGGTCGGCATTCTAGAATCTTGATCTTTAAAGTATGCGTTGTCTACAGATTCCATTTGTGTATGAGCAATGTTTTGGAAATGCTCATCTCTAGCTTTCGCTTGATCTTTTGGCATCTTACATAATAATTGTCCACCAATTTCTACATTACCTTTTTTAGCCCATTCAGAATTGTGATCCATCATATGGATTTGTAATTCTGGATGATCTTCTAACCTACAAGGAAGCCAACCTTCTCTGAATTTTTTGGATACATTAGGATTGTCAGTATTACCTAACAAGCTTGTTCTAATATACCTAAAAACCCATCCAGCTTCTTCAGTAGGGCTTGGTAAATTTGATGGATTATCCCAACTTTGTATTCTTTGTGTAGCTTCTCGGCTATCAACACCTCTAGGGTTACGCTCTTGATCTGCAGGATTTTTATCAGAAGTTTCTATTACTTTATCGTTATTGTTTGTTTGATTAATATAATTATCTTCTGACATTTTAACTCTCCCGTATGAGTTGATTTGCATATGACTCTGGAGTTATTCCAAGTTTCTTAGCGATAGCTACTTGACTCTGAGTCAGACGTATTGAGCGAGGTTTTTTCCCACTATTCCTCGAAGCGGGTGCGACAACATTAGCTGGTTGTCGTTTTGGTGTTTCTTCAACAAATTGTTGTGTATTTGAATCAACACCGAAAAATTGTGGAAATCGATTACGCATTTCTACATCGACTTGTTTATAATATTCTTTAGATTTTGTAGCTGGATCAATTCCTTTATTTTTTAAGCTTTGATCTATAGCCATAGCATATGAAGTCATTTCTCTATGATTTGAATCAGTACCCATAAACCATGTGTTTTTATTTGACCATTCTTGCATATCAGGATCAAGTTGACGTTTTGGTGCTTCTTCAACTGGTTTATTTTCGTTTATTTTATTTTGTACTGATTGAGCATAACCAGATGATTGTTGTTCTGCATAAGTAGCTTTTGCAAGCAATTCTTGTGCTTCAACCATTTTATCTGCATCGCCTTCATCATAAGCTTTTTTAAATTCAGACTGAGCATTATGTTTTGCCCATTGAGCATTATTAAGTGCTTGTTTATTAAGAGCTTCACCACCTTGATTAACCATTGCTTGAAGTTTTTCATTTTCTGTCATCATTGTTTTTAAACGATGAACTGCTTCTTGGTTTTCTCTTAATGCTGTTTCTTTAGCTCTACGTTCTTCATGGTATTCGTATTTAATTTTATTTATACGTTCACCAGCACGTTTACTATAATCTGAAATTTCTTGATCTAATGAATCATCATTAATATCAATTTCTTCTGTTGTTATTTTTTTCTCTCTGCGATCTTCTTCAGGTCTATCATCAACAACTTCAATTTCTAATTCAGGCTTAGATGTGTTGATTTCTGTTTTTACCCCAAAAAATTTATTTTCTTGAGACTGTAAATCAAATTCTTGCTCTTCTGCTTCACTCATGCTCTAACTACTCCTGTAGGATCATCAACGACTGCTTCCACAGTATCGTCATTAATTAAGCGAAACTCTTGATCGTACATTCTTATACGAGTGCCAGAATAAGCTCGGAATAATACCCAATCTCCTTTCTTGCACCAAGCTCCACTTGGAAATCTTTTAGAATCTCTATAAGCATCAGGACCTATTTTTAATACATAACCACAAATATTTGAAGTTTCTTCAATATTTCTTGTTTGTGCTGCTTTAATAATACCGCCATCAGTTTTTTCTTTAGCCTGTGGCATTGCAATTAACAACTTCCAACCTTTCGGTTCAGGTAATTGACTTTTGGTATCTAGCTCTATAGGTGGTTTTTCTTTAGGTATTTGTTTTACTTTTGCCATATTTTTGCACGACTAAGGGTCGAGTCCTTATTTTAAATGTTTTTCAGTCCAATCTAATACTTCTCTTTCTGCAAGGGCTAATCCCTCGATAACGCCAGCCATTTTCTGATAATCGCTGTAATCTTTACATGCACCAGTTGCTATATGATCAGCATGTTGGTTCATTGCATCTCTTAGTCTTTTTTTTAAAAAACTTGAGAGTGATAGCTGTGTGATATCATTTTTCATTGTTATTGATATCTTTAGCTATATCAATTCCAATGTCAAGACCTTTCATATACTCTTCGCGCTCTGCTTTTTTATCTTCTTGTTCACTTGCAAGCAAATCGCTTGCAGTACGCTGTCCTACTTGCATACCTGCAATTTCTTCTTGAGATTTAATTCTTCTTATTTCAAGTTCTTTATTTGCAGTTGCTTTAGCTGCTTCAAGCAATATTCTAGCTTGCCCTTCTTCAGTTTTTCTTTGTATATCAGATTCTTTAAGAGCAACTTCTTTTTGTTTCATTTGAATTAATGGGTCTTGTTGTTGTTGTTGCGCTCTTTCTTGTTCTGCTTGCGCTTGTGAAGTTGATGTTACTCTCTTCGCGGCTTCAGCAACTAAACTAGAAATACGTTTTTCAACATCAGCAGGAATAGGTTCTCCTTCTGCTGGTAGCTCAATACCCATTTCCATTTCAACTTCTTTTCTAAACTTCATAGTTAAATGTTCGTTTACATAAGCTGATGCTGCTGCTTGTATTGCTGGAGCAGTTGGAGATGCTTGAACTAACTGCATAATTTCAGGATTTTGTTGTGCTGATGTTACTGTTTGTATATGTGCTTGATGATCTTGAGTAATGAATGCTTTAACAGCTTTACCATTAATTATATTTTGTACTGCAGTAACAGGATCAACTGGTTTAATATCATCATCAGTTGGCACAATATCTTCTACATTTCTAATGCCTAACACTTCTAGCATCTGTCTATGCAATTCAGGTAAGTTATACATCTGAGGTGCTGACTGTGCTAGTTGCATAGCAGCTTGATATTGCATAATACGTTGTGCCATTGTTGCAGCATTAGGATCAGATACAGGTAATACATCTATTCTGTTATCAAAATCTTCTGCTTTAATAAATTCTTCTTCATCTGTTTCGTATGGATAAGATGGGTCAGTAAAGTCTTTAACAATATTAACCAGTATATTAAATTCTTTTCGCATAGAAGCATGTAGTCGTGCTTGTACTGCACTCATAACTTTCATGTTTCTTTCAAGCAATGCTAGTGTTGTACCAACTGGTGCTTGACCATTCATATCAGATATCTTCATATCCGATACACTTGCAAAACGTCTGCCTTCTTCTACGATATTTTGTAATAAAGAATATAAAGTAGCTGAAGGTTCTTTATAAGGTAAGAATGTAATGTTGTCTCTAATTGCACCGCCCGGAATATCTACATCACGGAACTCTCCGGGCATTATAGGAGTGTCATCGCCTTTAATTCTAAGCCCTCTGGCTTTTAATCCACCCGGAAGATTAGATAAAGTTCCAGCATCAACTAGTTGTCTTAATAAACTTGTAGCAGACTTAGCTAGTCCACCTATCATATGTACTAAGCCAAAACCATAAAAGCCTAATCCCGGCAAATACTGGTAGTGAACAAAGTGCATACGTCTTAATTTTTTAATATCATCTTCGTAATAGTTTCTGCGTATACTTAATACAATGCCACTTGGATAATCTAAAGTAACTACATAAGGTAATGCTATTCCTGTTGGCTCGCCTGACTCATCAGTATCTTCAAACCCTTCTAAGTCTAGGTTTACCTGCATTTCTAGCAAAATATGACGATTATCTAGGTTATAAGTATCTGTTTCACCTGTCATTTCATCGTATTTTTTAGCTACATCACTTGAATTAGGTGATGCATCAGGCAAATCAATATCACGATAGAAGCCACTAACTTGCATTTTGCGTACATCGTTAGAAGATTTCTTCATTACATGAGTAGCACGTTCACAAGTTTCTAAATCGCTTGCACCATAATTTACTACTACATCTTCTGCTGGTACAAAAAGTGAACAAGGTCTATCTAAATTAGGATCAAAATATACTTTTCTAAAAGCAGAACCTGCTAATGGTAAAGAAAATAACATTTTTTCTGTTTCAGTACGATACTCTACCATTTCATGTGTAAGCAAGTAGTTAAGATAATCTTGAACTCTGCTAGCTTGTTTAGTTTTTTCTTCAGTATTCTTGCCAACAATTTTAGTTCTTACTGGACCTTGTGCTGGAAACATTTCTGATATTGCTTGAGATTGAAAACGAATAACAGCTTCACTCATCATTGGATGGAATACACCACAAGCACCAGCCCACGGGGTAGTTCGATCTTCAAACTTCAGACCTAATTGATCTAAACCTTGTGTATAAGTTTGCTCCCAATCTGCTCTAGATTCTTTATCGCCTGTATAAGATTCAATTAAATCTTTGCCTAAGTTATCTAAATCATTTTCATTTATAATATCAGCAAGGTTAGAATCAAAATTAGATTCATCATCTTTTGAATTAGGATCAAAATCAATAATCATGCCACCATCTTCTGTTTCCATAGAAATAGATTCAGGATTTTCAATTATTATTGAAATTTCATCTTCAGGTTCTTGTTCTACTGTTCCATCAATTGGTGTAGCAGTCATTCTTTCAATTGCCATTAAATATATCCTAGTGTAATACTCGTTCTGAAATATATAGATTATCTATAATTTCCTGTAGTTCATCTTCAAAGCTTGGAGTTATCTCTTTTATATTTTCTAACTCACCGCGTAAGATTAAATTATTTAATTCTGCTAATTTTTTAGCTTGATCAGTTGATTCAGCATGAACATTTGGTCCTGCGTATTCTTTGCCTTCTTCTGAATAAAAAGATGTCTGAAATATCTTCATCAATAATATGCCGCTATTCTGTTATGTTCTAAAGGCTCATCTTCTTCATCAGTATAAAGAGGAACAAAGCCACCTTGTCTAAATCTTAACAGAGCTTGCGTAGTGCTATCAACTAAATCGTCATGTTCCATATTAGGGAAACCAGCAAATTCTTCTATAACTTCTTCAGCCCATCTAGTTTCTGGTGACCATACTACACCAGAAGCAAATAAATCAGATACTGCATTTACTCTTGAAATTTTATCGTTTCCGCGACTTGGTGTGTATTCTTGTACTGGAATGCCTATTGCCCTTAATTCAAATATTAAAGGTGTACCTGCTGCTTTTGCTTCAACGATACATGCATCAGGTTTATATTCTTGATACTTTTCCATTGCTTTTCTTTTAAGATCAGGAAACTCTAGTCTTTCTTTATAGGCATCTAATAGAATTAAGTTAGGAGCTAAATGCCCTTCATCTTTATCTTCTTTATAGAAAACTCCCCAAGTAGTACAAGCAGAGTAATCAGCCCTTTGTGTTTTTAAGAATGCCGTATCCCATGATTGAATAATAAATTCACAATGCGGTGGGCTACGCCCTTCCCACGCTTGCCACCACTCTCGTTTAACTAATGCACCTTCTTCAGAGGTAGGGTCTTGTTGGTATTGTGCCATCCATTTGCTGTTAGGTAGTTCTGATCTAAGAGCTTCTAACTCTTCTAACTTCCAAAACTCAGCCCATAAAGGCTTACCTGAAGGCATAATGGCAGGTAGTTCTATTACTTCCCACTCATCTGCACCACCACGCTTTACGCTGGCATCTACAACACGACCTGTTAAGTCTTTATTGTGCCAACGTGTCATCACCATAACGATTGAACCATTAGGCTGTAAACGCTGACGAGGACCAGAGGTGTACCACTCATAGGTACGATTGAATACATTGATGTCTGCACTCGCACCCTCTTGCTCGGAATGAGGGTCATCAATGATAAGTAAGTCTGCACCTTTACCAGTTACCGCACCACCGACACCGATAGCAAAATACTCACCACCTTTATTAGTATTCCACCTTCCTGCTGCTTTACTATCTGATTGCAAGCTAACATCAGGGAATACATCTTTAAAATCTTTACTGCCAACTAAGTTTCTTACCTTCCTACCAAAGCCAACAGCCAGTTCTGCGGTGTGAGCAGTCTGAATAATCTTCTTATCAGGATACTTACCTAGAAACCAAGCAGGTAACAAATAAGAAGCGAACTCTGATTTGGTATGACGAGGTGGCATGTTAATAATTAAACGCTTTAACTCGCCTTTAGCAACTCTCTCGAATGCTTCAGCCATTACTTCGTGATGTTTACCATGAATAAACGCTGCCCACATCTCATTAATGAATGGCATAAAGTTAGCTTGAGCCTTTTCAGCACGACTAACTTTAGCAAGCTCATCAATCATACTAGAAAACTCTTTACGATAAGCTTCAGGAAGTTTCTGTATTTGTTTTAGAACGGAACTGTTCAAAAAATCTCCCTAGATGGTAACCAGACGGATATAAACCTAATGGGTATAAACCATATAACAAAAATATTTAATAAGTAACCATGACTTAGATGGCATTAGTAGGTACATACGCTTATTAGGTATATACTACTAGCTAGATTATAACAATCTACCTACCCTTCACACGAAAAGCAATATAAATTATAGAAAAAATTTTAAATTAACTAGGAATCCTACCCTTTTTCCTAGAAAAAAATATATTTTGCGCAAAAAACTAGCATTTTGCTATATATAATAGGGGGGGGTATGAAAAGAAGTCTTAGGATGAGCGAATCACTATGTATATATGTATGTCAGTTATCGCAATCCTATTTGGGGGGGTGGGGTCTTTCCATTATCCCGACTCAAAATCGGTTTTTAGTAGCTCTGGATTCTCTTCTATTAAGGAGGCTAATTTATCTTCCATATCACCAAGCACCTCATCACTATCTCTTGCTCTCTCGCTCAACACGACATCACTAAAGAGTGCCACGCTTTTTCCTAGTAGCTCCAATGCTCTTATCTGGGAGCTAGAGCTATCGGCTTCGATGCTCTGCTTATATAATGCATCCACCACATAGTCTCTGGTCTTGAGGGCTGAGGCTACTGCACTGGTCTCTTTACGCTTCATTCCATTAGATATCGCTAGGGCGATCTTAGGGTTACTCATAAGCACACTGCAATCAACGTGAGCATGCTTTGGTGGCTTCTTGGTCTTGGGGTTAAGCTTCACA